TGAGTGTCCCTTATATTAATACTAAATGTATAAGTTCCTGATTGAAACTCTACATTAATTCTTTTACCTGTTCCTGTTTTACCACCATAATACACTTTTACACCACCTTTTATTGAAGCAGCTTTTAACATAGCACTTTTATCCATATTTTTACTTAAGATTTTACTTGGAAATCTGTGAATAACATGATAGTTATGACCTATACCTGATGCTAATAATTTTGTAATTTTATTTGTATCTACTCGTGGTGTTTCTATGACCTTTTGTTTAAGTTTACCATTAAACACATCACAAAATAAATCTTCTCTTATTCCAAATAATTTAAGTAGAGCTTTACCATTTTTATTTTTTATATTGTAACTTTTAATATCTGCATCTGGTAATATAGTTTTAACACCAACATTAAAGAATGTTGTGGTTGATCCAAGTTTTAAACTTAAATAAATTTCTTTATTATCAAGAGTGATAGTAATATCTGTTAATGATTTACCAACATCAAGGCCTTGTCCTTTAGGATTGCTTAATACAATATCACTACCAAATGTTAGTGGACGTCTTGTGTTTTCTCCGCCTAATATTTCTGCTTTAAACGTTTTACTTTTACGGATTTGATATGTTTTATCTAAGTCTTCAATAGCATCTAACATAATTTTATCTGTTAACTGTTCTCCTTCCCACCATTTTAATAGCGCAGTATGGAATTCAGTTTCAAATAAATTACCTCTGTTATTTGAACCACGATTACCAGAAGATCCATTACCAAATTTAATTTTAATTGCGTGCAATCTAGCTTTACCAGTTATTTGTGGTACAGTAAACTTACCTTGCAATTGTCTTGAAACATTGACTAATGTTTTCTTTGCAATATCAATATTAATTGGATCTGGCATACTAGATTTAAGTTCATTAAATAATCTAATCACTTCTTCACGCTGTGTTTCAGACCAGTTTTTAAGTCTGTTTTGTATTTCATCTGCAGATTTTGGAAAAAAATCATATGCCATTATTTAATTACCTTTACTGATCCATCAGGTTTAGCAAAGTATGCTTCAAATGATACTTGTGGAAAATCTCTTTTCATTGCTAAGAAAGCTCTTAAGTTAGCCATTGAATCATCAAAGAGTCTGACTCTTCTAAAGTTACCTGTATTAAGATAGTTTCTAATAATAACAACTTTTTTAAGAGCTACATTTGAAACATCATTGATTTTACCAGCTCTTTCAACTCTTATCTTTCTCATATCGATACCATATTTAGTAAAAGTTTTTAAGAATTTTTGCTTGTTATTGAAATCATCTCTTGCTGTAATAACTACAATACGACTACCAGGTTTTTTACCTACATTTTTGATAATCATTTTTGCTTTGCTTAGCATTTTTTCGATAGGTTGAGATTCTTTATAGAACTTATCAGCATCTTTGAATTGTTTGAAATCAAACTTTTCGCCAGCTTTAAGTTTATATGTATTGAACTGCTGATTAGTTAACTCTTTAACCTTTTTACCGTCTTTCATGACAGCAATTTTAGCAGTAGTATGGAATAAAGTATCATCAATATCAAAGATTGTTAATCCATTATCTTTGAATTCTTTATTTACTTCATTTATGTATTGTTTAAATTTTAACATAATCTCTCTATAATTATATTATACCCTATATTACAATTAAAGTACACTACTTTTTTGTAACCAAATTGTAACAATTTAGGGTATTAATATATTTATAAACAGATATACTAGAATTTAAATCCTTCGGTCTTCATTCTTGACCCAAATGATGAATTATCAAATACTGGAGTATCATCTTGACCAGCATCAGATAAGTTAGTTTGTGCTGATACTTCTACATCATAGAGTTTCATTTTAGATCGATCTACACCAATCACAAAACGTTTATAATAAGAAGGATCTGCATAACGATTCTTGAGTTGTTTGACCATAATTTGACCAAGGTTTTCAAGTTCTTCGGTTGAGATAAGTGCAAACATTAAATCAACGGTTGCTGGTAGACCAAAAGACTCAGAAGTATCTTCAAGTCCAGGATCTGAGCTCGTAAACCCAGATCTTGTGGTTTGAGTAGCACTAACAATTGGTACTGCATACTCAACGGCGAGACCACGAATTTCTTCAGCAATCGTTTTAACAAACGTATATGAATTAACATTTGCACCTTGTCTCAATCTTTGAGAGTTACATATATTAAGATAATCGATATAGATAATATCAGGCTTAAATTCTTGTTTCAATTTCAATTCTTCCAACAAAGCTCTGAAATGACCGGCATGGGCACCGGCAGTAGGATATTCTTTGATGATGAGTCGTCCTTGAGATTTTTGCTTGATTTTATCTAATCGATTATCAAAAACATTCTTATCAACAACTTTGAGTTCGTCCATTGATAAGTTTAAGAGGTTTGCATCAATACGTTCTGCAATTCTTTCTTCAGCCATTTCCATAGTGATATACAATACATTTTGATTATCAATAAGATTGGCTGCAGCAGCATGACACATGAATAGAGATTTACCGACACCAGTACCGGCAAGAACAACATTAAGTGTTTTCTTAGATAAACCACCCTTTGTAATCTTATTAAGCATGTCAAGATCAAATCGAATCTTTTCTTCTACTCGATGATAGAACTCATAACGAGAATCAGAATCATCAATATAGTTGTGACCTACATGACTATCAAAGGAAACGCCCAAAGCATCAGATAACATAGAAGGAATTGCATCCTCAGATCTTTGTTTATCTTTGCCATCAATAATACCGATTGAGTCTAGGATGGCATTATACACAGCTTTCTTTTTACAAAAAGATTCTGTCTCATTATAGAGCCAATCGGTATTGGTTGGGGCGCTTTCGATCTGACTGATATGTTCAGAAAACTCGTTGTATTCTTTATCAGTTAGATCTTTACGATTGGAAACTTCAATGGCTAAAATTTCCTTCGTAATTGGTTTATTATATTTGTCGAAGAACTTCTGATATTCTTCGAAGATTATAGCTTCTTTACGATCTGAAAAGTATCTTTTATTTAAGAAAGGTAAAACCTTTCGAGAGTACTCTTCATTATGAAGAAGATTGCTTAGTATTGTCTGTTCTATTCTCATCTACACCGCCGTAGTAAATTAAGTTTTCATTTTCTAACCCGTCATCGATCATTTGCATAACAAGGTCACCCACTGTTTGTTCAAAGCTTTGCTTAACATCATTTTTAATACTATGTTCTGTATTATTTTCTATTATATCATAGTGGAACTTTAAAGTAAAATTATCATTCTCTTCTACAAATCCCACTTTACCTAGCTTGAACTTTATTCCAGAATACTTATGATCAACAAGTTCTAAAGTATATTCATGTTCACCATAAGGTTCTTTGTTATACTTCAGCTGCTGTATCATCTGGTAACTCCGCAAGTGCTTGATCAATTTCATCGTCAGTAACTATTTTACTATGCGATATCATATATTTCTTTTTAACTGCATTGTTAAATGATTCGGATGTAACAATATCCATCCAAAATTCTTTTGAATCCGTATCTTTAATACGCCATTTCTTTTCTTCAACCTCGCCAGTTTCTACATTTACCCTAGAATACCAGCCATTTGATGGCTTAACCACATGACCAGTTTCCATAGCAATATCCAACAAGCCACTCCACTTACTAATACCGCCGTCAAAGCTAACGCTAACGGGTATCTTTGATTTTTCTCTGACATAACGTGATTTCTCCACATTAATTATAAAATTGTAACCAAGTAGTTCTTGTCCTTGTTTATCTTGTTGACGACCTAGAATATAGATATTATCTGCAGAATAATAAGAACCAGTACCACCACCAACAATATCTTTTGGAAATAAACCAATTTCTTTATATGTATGATTAACAACAACCATTGGAATATCTTTAAGAGTTAAGTGTGGTGTAACCATTCTAAATAATGATTTAATTTGTTTTGCTCTTGACATATCAGCAACTGACTTACCATCAAGTGCATCATCAACTTCTTTCTTAGAAGCTAGGTTACCGATTGAATCAATAATAATCATAACACGATCACCACGTTCAATGCCTTCAAGCTGTTTCATAATATCAAACTTTAGTTGTTCAACATCAGTAATAGGAGTATGTAAGACACGACTTACGTCAATACCAAATGAATCAAAATAAGACTGAGGAGTACCAAATTCTGAATCGTAAAAAAGTAGAGCCGCGTCTTCATACTTATCTAAATATGATTTAGCCATTAATAAGCTAAACGCTGTCTTAAAATGTTTTGAAGGACCTGCCCACATTGTTAGACCTGGTGTTAAGCCACCATCTAATCGACCACTCAAAGCCAGATTAATGGCTGGAATGGATGTAGGTATCATATCCTTCTTAGTGAAGAACTTAGAATCTTTAAGTATATCACTATCTTTAATCGTTGTATTCTTTTTAATTTTATCTAATATGCCCATGTTATTTCCTTATATTATTTCAAAAGCAATGATGCACCGACAACCATAAAATATAGTATGCCGATTGTCACTGCAACCCAAAATAGCCATTCTTTCATGTTATACCTCAATTACAGCTATACCGGCTTCTTGTAGAATATTAACACCTAAACTACATGATTGTTTCCATACATCTTTCATGCCAGGAAATTGCTTTTGTATAACTGCCTTTTTAATACCAACTTGTATTATGCCCTTAGCACATTCATGGCAAATTGGTAAACCATGAATGAATATTGTTGCTCCATCTAAACATACGCCATTTAACGATGCATTAAAGATAGCATTCATTTCAGCATGTACAACATACTTCAATTTTTCATCACGATTATTTAACCGTGTAGGTGTATCTTTTATCTTACGAGGAAAACCGTTATAACCTTGTGCA